ATTATGTACCATACAAAAATTACACCTGTCATAATTGCACACCAAAGCAATCCAGCGTCTCTCATTAGATATTCCAAGAGCTTGCGTAGTCGGTTGTAAAACAATACATTTCAACTGCTTCGTCATAGGCAATTGAATAACTGTGCTTAACTTGATCTAGGAAATGTGTAGCAAGTATCAGAGAAGCATAGTTTTCTACCCAAAAAATGTACTCATGATTGTAATTCATTTCTTGGTCAAACCTATGATCTTGGATTTCCCAGTTATGACCCTTGAACTGCATTTGACTTTCAGTCAATCTTTCAAAGTCCAATGGATTTAACTTAACATTGGCTAAAGAGTTAGCATGTTTTATTTTCATTTAAAGCCTTTCCGTTACACCAAGCCGTTTACTTGGATAGGAAAAGTGTCGGGGATACAGCTGTAAAACACAAAGCCCAACATGGCGTGTTTGATAACGATTTGGTAACGAAGCCTAAAGTAACCCTAGAGCGTCAAACGCGTCAATCTGCTCATCAATGGTTCTAGGCACATAATCTGTTTCTCTACTGATATAGTTTTCCTTCAAATATAAAGCTGCCGTCTTGAGCAACAGGCACAGGAATTACTTGGACTTTCCTACCTTGAACATAGGCAACTGCGAATCCTGTTTGCCAGTTAGCATAGCCCTTGGTGTACCTCATACCGCTACTAGAGAGGTCAACCATATTCCCTACCTCACACCCATATAAAACACGCCCTACGCGCCCATTAAAGGCTTCTGTGTGGCATGACAAACCAAGCCTGTGCGTATGCCCCATCATAACTGAAACGCCCATGCGTTTTGCTGCCCCAAGCGCCGATTGACCCGCTAAGTTACTGAGTGGTACTGAGTCGCCATGAATTGCCGTCCAACCATGCGCCCAGTTAAGTCCGTATGGGTGAAACTTAATACCAAGCTTGTCGTATTGCATGAATCGTTCGTAGCGCAACTCAGGCAGATTGAGCAATGAGGGAAGTTGTTTTTTAATTGATCTATAAAGTCTAATTCCATGGTTACTTCCTAGTACATCTGTAACGCCAAGGTACTCAAGAATATCTTGAGTGTATTTTCTGTCATCATCAATGTTGCCTTTGAACTCATCAATGCTACCCCTTGAAAAACTACCAAGGTAAGGTAAATCAATCTCATCACCAATACAGATATTTTGATGAGGTTGCCATTTCCGTAAGAACTTTCCAAATACTTTTACTGCCGCCTCATTTACAAATGGGGCTTGAAGGTCGGGTGTGAACGCGACACGCTTAATTATTCTTCTTCTTCCTCTGTTGGGTCAACCCTTGGAATCAAAGCGTCGGGGCTGTCGTTGCTTACCCAATCGGGCAACGCGTGAGGTTCTTGCATAAAGAACCAAGCTACTTCATTGGTAAATCCAGCTTTTTTAGCAGCTTTGTAAATCTCATGTTTTGTAATCATAAAAACATCAAGCTTAGATAAAGGTTCGGGCGACCTGCGAACAACCCTACGGTTAATCTTTTTGCGCTTGCGAGTGTTAGCCATGTCTTAAGTTTACTTCCTACTAATGAGAATAAAGAGTTCATCTATGCGATTAGTAAGGTGTGTCGTTTCTTTTTGTAATGAAGTGAGTTGATCTTTCATGCTTGACCCGCCATTGGGGCGAAGTTCATTTAGCCAACCTTTTACTAACCAGCGTAAGCCAGCAAGCAAACCTATTAATGTGGTAGTAATCCCAGCTGCAAAGCCAGCCCACTCAAGGGCTGTCATTACTTTTTACTGCCTAAGCCGTATTGTTTTTCTGTTGGGTCAATTGCCTTAATAACAGGGGCAAGAACGCTACCTAAAAGAACTGCATACTCAGGACGCATATCTGCGGCAATAGCCAAAATGACGGTAATGCCACTTGCGATTACAGCTCTTGCGTAAGACTTAATTGCTGCTATGTGCTTATCTGACAGTTTCATTAGTTACCCCCTAGTAGTGGTATGTCAAAGAACTCTGAGTTGTTGTCTTGGTCTTTTTTAAAAGAAATATGCAGATGATGATTATGCTTGTTAATGCCTTTGTACTTGCGCCACTTCCAACCAAGTAGAGGTGAAGCAATCTTTTCCTCAAAGATTACATAAGAGATACGCCCATGATTTTTCCCGAACAATCTAATTTGATCTGCCAAATACGCTGGAAGCCGTTTGTCGTCAGATAACCCAATAGAAATATCAATTGCACGGACGCAAGCTGTTTTTGGGTCAGGGTTATGATCGGATTTTGGCGCTCTAGATACATGTGCCATAGAAGCCAGCCACCCATCACTTTTACGATTCCTGTCGGGGTAGGTGTCATCAACTTGGTTCCTGAATTGTGCCGCAGCCTTTGATAACCACGGTTTCATTATGATAGAAGTAAAGCGGCTTCCTCGGCGGTAATGCCAAGTTTGTCTAACAAAGCAGATTTAGCAGTTTCTTTTGCTTCGGCTGCGGCTTGCTTGGCTGCATATTCAGTTTGATCTTTTTCTAATTGTTTTAATTCAGCAGCGGTTAATTCTCTTTGAGTAATTTCGCCTGTTGTTACATTATGTTCAGTTATCATTTAGTTAACCCCGTATAATTCCACTGTACCTGTAAAAGTTACAGTTCCGTTGCTTTGAAGTGTTATAGAAGAAATTGCGGATGTTTGTTGATAGCGACCAGCCCAAAAAATGTTTCTATTTCTACCATCATTGTATCTGTTTAATTGCCAACCCGATACAGTTTTTAATGTTGCACTAGTGCTTGTGTACTGTGTAATGTACAAATTGGCTGTTCCAGTCATAGCATTGGTGCTGATAAAATCGTCAAATTCAATTCTATTTAGATTTATTGCGCCAGTATAATTAAAAGCACCATTAAATTCGCCATGTCCTAACATGCTGTAATTAGTTGATGTATTACCATTAAATCTCCATTGCATACTATCTGCCGCCGAACCTGTAACATTTGTAACAGTTAAAAATAAATGTTTGTAAGTTTGTGGAATTGAACTTAAAACTGTTGATGTACCTGATAATGCGGTTGTAGAAATTAAAGTCATACCACCACCAGCAGCAGGTGCAGCCCAAGTTGGCACACCACCCGCAACAGTTAAAACATTTCCAGTTGAGCCAATCCCAAGACGAGCAGGTGTTGAACCGCTTGACGAATAAATTGTGTCGCCTGTTGTAGTCATTGGGTTTGTCATGCCAGTTGTATCTAAATTTGCCCACGCGCTACCTGTGTAATAAGTTGTAACATTTGTATCTTTTAAATAAGCAAACTGTCCTTCTTGAGGTGAAGTAATAGCAGCGTCCCTTGCTGCCGCACTTGCAAAAACTAAAACGCCTTGCATTAAATACCCATTAGTATCGGCGCTAGTCAAAACTTCGCCTGTCGTAAATGTCTTAAAACCTAATCCTGCCGCCATTATATCCCCCTGTTAGTAACTAAGTATATCATCATCTAATTGACCGTATGTTGTATTGTCCAATAAAAATCCATCTGAAATTGGTTCAGTTGTAAGAAATGTTGCCAGCATTGTGTTTGGTGTTATATCCCACCTAACCCCTTGGATAGATAGGTTCTTAGTAATAGTTGAACCGTCGGGTTGGATATTACTGACAAGGGCATTTGTGAAGTAATCAATGCCTAAGATCGTGCCAGTAGGAACATTAGTGTCAAGCATGTCAATAGTCATTTCATCAATTCTAATGGTGGTATCTGACCTTGAGCTTATGAATAGGGCGGCAGCATTTAAGACTTCAGCGTCGGTTTCAAGAATTAGATTCTCAGCTGTAAGGGTATGAGGGAAATAGGTAACCACGCTTGCAGCGTCTGTATATACCTGCTCAACACCGCCCACGCGTTTAAACTTGCCCACATTTAGAATTAATTTATCATCAAAAGCAAACTTTAAGTTTTTGTAAGGAATCCCACCTGTTTGATTAAAACTGATTGGCGTAGCACCCGAAGCGGCTATGGTGTTTGTTCTATTTTTAAAGACCACATTGCCCTCGGCGTTTACATATACCGCCCCTTGTTCTGAGAACTCTGCGGCTTGAATCGCTGCTAATGAGGTTCTAGTTGCACCTGTATCGGCTTGAGCAGTTGAGTTAGCTGTGTCTAATTCCCTCATACTTGTTGGAAATTCTACTGTGTCTAAAATCTTACCAATGCGTGTGCCAATGTTTTGACCACTTGCTTGACCTGTGATTGTGTTAATAACCGCTAAGTTAAATAACCTAAAAGCGTCGCTGCAATAAATATCTGTGTAACCAACATTTTCAGATTGGTCGTATCTGTAAGCATAATTTTGAACATAACCGCTATAAAGAAAATATTCTGTGCCGCTGTAAATTGCAGAAACTCTTAGTTTTCGTAAAGGTGTTACATAGGGGTAGTAGGGGCTGCTAACATTTTGGGGATTGAAAGCACCTGTGTTGTCATAAACGGTAACTACTGCCGTGCCAGCCTCGTAAGTATCTCGCCCAACGCTGCGACCTCTTGTTATGTTAATTTGTCTTGTTACGCTAGTTAAATCTGCAACTATGCTTGAACTTCCCTCAACTCCTAAAATGGCTTGGTCTAGTAAACCAGTTCCCAAAATCATTGGAAACCCGAAGGTTGCGCCCGACGAGAAATCTAAAGTTACCTTAAGGGTTACAGGTAAAGCCATTAGTTGTAATCTCTAACTCTGCCAATACTTGAGAAAGAGCCTGAAGCAGAGGAATCTACTAACCCACTTCTTAATTCATTAAGTAGGCTTTGAGTTGCACCGTTAATTAT